CGAGCACCGTCCGATCGGATCCCGCGGCGGGTACGGCTTCAAGACACTGACGGATGACCAGGACATCACGATCATGGAGTCCGCGGTCCTTGCGTTTTGGCTCTGCGCGACTACTAAGCCGCGCAAGAGGCAAGCAATCAGCTATTAACAGGCATCCGCCTGATCAATAGATAACGCCTAAACTACGTTAACTCACGGTAAAAGAGGAGGCAGAAAACAATGGCATTTACACCAATCGAAACACAGGAAGACTTTGACGCAGCTATTAAGAAGAGACTCGAGCAGAAGGAGCGGGAGCTTAAGGACCTTTACAAAGGTTATCTCTCGCCTGAGGCAGTCGAGGAGCTCCGGAAGGAGCTCGAAGGCAAGAACGCGGACAAGATCAGCGATCTGACCGACAAGCTAACCAAGGCCCAGGAAAAGGCCGCAACGGTGGACGAGACGGTCAGGGCCCTGACAGCTCGCGCAACGTCCGCAGAGAAGAGCCTGCTCAAGCAGAAGGTCGCGCACAGCAAGGGCATCGCCCTGGAGCTGGCGGAGCGCCTGATCGGAGACACCGAGGAGGAGCTGACCGCCGACGCGGAAAACTTCGCGGCCTACATGACACCGCACACGGCTCCGCCGATGCGGTCCACCGAGTCACCCTTCAGAGGGATGTCTTCCGGAACATCGAGCGGCGCGCATGATGAGGCCTATACGGCACTCCTGGCGCAGCTCAGTCAGTAATAAGGAGATTAATCAATGGGTACTACACTTACAAAAGGCACACTTTTCCCTCCCGTCCTCGTGGACGAGATGATCAACCTGGTGAGAGGCAAAAGCTCCCTGGCAAGGCTCTGTGGCGCTTCCCCGATCCCGTTTAACGGCGAGACGATTTTCACGTTCTCGTTTGACAACGAGGTCGATGTAGTCGCTGAGAACGGCGCCAAGAGCAACGGCGGCGGCACCATCGGCACAAAGTCCGTCAGCCCGATCAAGATCGAGTACGGCATGAGAGTCAGCGATGAGTTCCGCTTTGCATCTGAGGAAGTCCAGCTCCAGTATCTGAGAGCCTTCGCAGAAGGATGGGCGGCCAAAGCAGCCCGCGGTCTTGACATCATGGCGATGCACGGCCTCAACCCCCGCACCAGACAGGCAGCGACCACAACCATCGGAGACAACCACTTCGATCATGATGTCACCCAGACCGTCACCTTCTCCGCAGCTGCTCCCGAGGACAACATCGCGGCAGCGATCGGCCTGGTCGAGGGCAACGAGCACGAAGTCACCGGCCTGGCTATGGCTCCCGCTCTCAAGAGCGCGCTGGCCGGCCTCAAGAAGGGCTCAACCAGCAATGAACTCATGTTCCCCGAGCTCGCATGGGGCGCTAACCCCGGCACCATCAACGGCCTGCCGGTCGACAGCAACAGCACTGTGTCCTTCAATAACGGCGCGGACCGCGGCATCGTCGGAAACTTCCGCGACTTCTTCCGCTGGGGCTATTCCAGACAGCTGCCGATCGAGGTCATCGAGTACGGCAACCCGGACAACTCCGAAGCAGGCGACCTCAAGGGCCACAACCAGGTCTATCTGCGCGGCGAGGCTTATATCGGCTGGAAGGTGCTCGACCCGAGCGCTTTTGCGCGCATCATCGCAACCACTTGAGCGGAGGGCTCTGCGCCCTCCCTCCTTTTTAGGAGGTGATCCGATGTATATCTACAAGCACAAGACGACCGGCGCGGTGATCGAATCACCGACACCATGCGCCGGAGAGAACTGGGAGCCCGTCAACGTCCTGCCTGAGAAGGCTGAGAAGCCTGCAGACGAGGCGCCCAAGAAGAAAACGGCGGCGAAGCGTGGCAAGTAACTACGCCACCATCGACGACGTCCAGGTGCTTTTCCGGCCATTAAGCGCATCGGAGCAGGTCAAAGCGGAGGCGATGCTTCCGCTGATCTGCGACGCGCTGCGGCAGTACGCTGCCGACGCAGGGAAGGATCTGGATGCGATGATCGAGGCATCCGAGAGCCTCGCAAGCGTCGCCAAGCTGGTGACGGTGGACATCGTCGGAAGGGCGATCAGGCAGAGCACGACCGGCGACGTTTACAGTCAGGAGTCCCAGAGCGGCCTCGGCTACTCCTGGAGCGGCTCCTACGCGATCCCCGGCGGCGGCATCGCCGGGTGCATCATGAAGAACGACCTCAAGAGGCTCGGGATCCTGAGGCAGCAGATTGGAGCGGTGGAAGTATGGCGCTGCACGGAACAAAAGTAACTTTATACGAGCGGCAGCAGATCGGCGTGGACGACTTCGGCGTGCCGGTCATCCAGGAGACGCCCGTCGAGATCGACGACGTCCTGGTCGGATCGGCCTCGTCGGATGAAGACAACAGCACGGTCCAGCTCGCCGGCATCCGTGCGGAGTATGTTCTCGGGATCCCTTACGGAGACACGCACAACTGGCTCGACAGCCGGGTGGATATCTTCGGGGAGATGTACCAGACCTATGGCGACATCATCCGGGGCATTGACGCCAACATCCCGTTGCAATGGAAGCACAACATCAGGGTGAAGCGATATGAGTAAGGTGAAATTTGAGCTCAACTCTGCCGGCGTCCGGGAGCTCCTCCAGAGCGCCGAGATGGCCGGGATCTGCAAGCAGTATGCTGACCAGGTCCGGGGCCGCTGCGGTGAGGGCTACACGGTCGACACCTACACGGGCAAAACCCGAGTTAATGCGAGCGTGCACGCAAGCACCAGCGCGGCCCGCAAGGATAACCTCAATAACAACACGCTGCTCAAAGCGCTCGGAGGATGATCATGATCGACGCTGTAATAATTAAACATCTTTCTGACGCCCTCCGCCCGGTCCTGGTATCGGCACAGGTGCCGGTCAAAAAGCCGAAGCGCTTCGTGACGGTCGAGCGGACCGGGATGTCCCTGGAAAATCATATTTACACTACGACCTTCGCGGTCCAGTCCAACGCGGAGACGCTGATCGAAGCGGCGGCGTTGGATGAGGACGCGCGTCAGGCAATGCTTGACGCGGTGCAGCTGGACGGCATCACAGCGGTCCGGCTTAACTCCTCTTACAATTTCACGGATCCCGAATCCGAACAGATGCGTTATCAGTCCGTCTATGACGTGACTCACTATTAAGGAGATACAAACATGGCTAATACAGTTGCAAATGTGTCCGCCGGCAAGCCCGCCATCGCCGGAGCCATCTCCAGGGCTCCGATCGGCTCGACTCTCCCGACGGATGCAACCACAGCACTGGACGCCGCCTTCGCGGCTCTTGGATATGTGTCCGAGGATGGCGTCACTAACAACAACACACCCGAGAGCGAGGACATCAAGGCATGGGGCGGCGATACGGTCCTCAACATCGTGACCTCTAAGGAGGACACCTTCACGTTCACCCTGATCGAGATTATGAATCTGGAAGTCCTCAAGATGGTCTACGGCAACGCCAACGTGACCGGCACGCTCGCGGCCGGCATCACCATCAAGGCGAACGCCAAGGACCTGGATTACCAGGAGCTCGTCATCGACATGATCCTGCAGGGCGGCGTCCTCAAGAGGATCGTCCTCCCGAACTGCAAAGTCAGCGAAGTCGGCGAAGTCGTCTATAAGGACGACGAGGCGATCGGCTACGAGACAACCGTCTCCTGCCTGCCTGACGCGCAGGGCAACACTCATTACGAGTACATCGTTAAGTCTGCGGCATAAGCGGCAGGCAAGGAGGTAAACGATGATCGTAAAAGGCACTACTAAATCCGGCTTCCACTACGCTGTCAACGACGAGATCCTCAGCTCCTGGCAGTTCGTCGCGAAGCTCCGGGACGTCCAGATCGATGACCAGGCCAAGGCTGCGGCCGCGGTTATCGATCTGGTCGAGCTCGTCCTGGGCAAGGACCAGACGCAGCGCCTGGCGAAGTACCTCGCCAAGGGGCAGGCTACGGTCGGAGCGGAGGCGATGATCGCCGAGTATAAGGAGATCGTCGCAGCAGTCCGGGGGCGAGCAGTAAAAAACTGACGCTCCTCGCCTATATCATGGCGAGGCATCCGGACGCACTAACCTGCGACTTCGCAGAGACATATCACATTTATGACATACGGGCACTGCAGCCGGATCAGGCCGCGGTGCTCGCTTTAGGTCTGGGGGAGAGATCCAGGACACAGATGGCGCTGTCTGGCGCCAAAGCGGACCCGATGCTCGTCCTCCTGACGAGGATCCTCGACGGAGTGATCTGGCTGCAGTGGTCAAAGACTAAGGACGCGGCCAAGGGAAAGGGCCGGCCGGATCCTCTGACGCCGCTCCTGTTTGGGGAGAGGCGCGAAAAGGATGATCTTGCAAAATTCGATTCGGGCGCAGCTTTCGAAGCGGCCCGCAAAATGTTACTGGAGAGGATAGAGAGAAATGCCTGATCTTGGAAAAGCATATGTACAGATCGTACCGTCTGCCCAGGGCATCTCGGGATCCATCTCCTCGCTGATCGGCGGAGAAGCGTCGAGCGCCGGCACGGCGGCCGGTGGACTCCTCGGCGGCGGCCTCGTCAAGGCCCTGGGCGGCGTCATAGCTGCCGCAGGCGTCGGGAAGATGGTCACCGATGCGATCAGCACCGGCATGGACTTCGACAGTTCCATGTCCCAGGTCGCCGCGACGATGGGCCTCACCATGGACGAGATGGCCGACAGCGTCGGCACGGTTGATCTAGCCTGGGGAACGTTCTCCGGGAACCTGAGAGAGTACGCCCAGGAGATGGGCGCTCACACGGCGTTTTCTGCCAAAGAGTCCGCGGATGCCCTCAACTACATGGCCCTCGCGGGCTACGATGTCCAGACCTCGATGGAGATGTTGCCGAACGTCCTCAACCTCGCCGCAGCCGGCGGCATGGACCTGGCACGCGCCTCTGACATGATCACAGACGCATCTTCCGCCCTCGGCCTTTCCATCGACGAGACGAGCCAGATGGTCGACAAGATGGCTCGGGCGTCATCCAGGTCCAACACATCGGTCGAGCAGCTGGGCGATGCGATTCTCACGATCGGCGGCACGGCGAAGGACCTCTCCGGAGGCACTACAGAGCTGTCGACGGCTCTGGGCATCCTCGCCGACAACGGCATCAAAGGATCCGAGGCCGGCACGCACCTGCGCAATATCCTGCTCTCGCTCACCCCCAAGAGCGAGGACGCAGCCGCAGCGATGGAGGCCCTCGGCTTTAATGCCTACAATGCGGACGGATCCCTCAGACCGCTGCAGGATACCTTTGGCGATCTGGCGGCGGCGATGGACGGAATGAGCACGGAAGAGCGCACGCAGATGCTCTCGTCCATGTTCAACAAGACCGATCTGGCCTCGATCAACGCCCTCCTGGCAACGTCCAGCGAGCGGTGGGACGAGCTGGCGCAGTCGATTGATGGCGCCTGGTACACGACCACAGCCCTCGACACTTCCCTGGAGCCGATGGGCCTGAGCCTCGAGAGTATGCAGACGAGGCTGTCCGAGCTCGGCATCACCGCGGACGAGTTCGCAATGGCATTGGACACTTCCGGAGGCAATGCGGGGCAGTTCGCGGAGGATCTCGCGATCGCATCCGATGACGGCGTCATGTTTGACGATATCGTCAACGCTATGGGCGGAGATCTGGACGGCCTGCAGGCCGCTTTTGACTCTACCACCGGAGCCGCGCAGGCAATGGCTGACACGCAGCTGGACAACCTGTCCGGTGATATTACGCTTTTTAAGTCAGCACTGGAGGGCGTCAAGATCGCGATCTCTGACGCGGTCACTCCGGCGCTGAGGGACTTCGTCACCTTCGGATCCTCTGCGATGGAGCAGATCACCACCGGGATCCAGACCGGAGGAGCTGCGGGCCTCGGCGAGGCTCTCGGCAATATCATCGCCCAGGGCATTGAGATGCTCGCGGGCTTCATCCCGCAGATGCTGACAGCCGGCACCGGCCTGATCGGTGGACTCCTGCAGGGCTTCGCCGCTGCGGGACCGAACATCCTGATGGCGATCCAGGGCGTCTACACCAACCTCACGACGACGCTCACGGCAGGGCTTCCGGAGATGCTCGCGCAGGGCGTCGAGATCATCAACAGCATCGTCAACGGCATCCTGCAGGGGCTGCCTGATCTGCTGACGACAGGCGGCGAGACGATGACAAGCTACCTCGGAGCGATCCTCGAGGCGATCCCGCAGATCCTGGAGGCCGGCACGCAGATCCTGATGAACCTGATCCAGGGCATCGGCACCACCTTGCCGCAGCTGATCACTATTGCGGGGCAGATCATGACGGACCTGGTCAGCACGCTCCTGAGCCACCTGCCGGAGATCCTCCAGCAGGGCGTCCAGATCGTCATGAAGCTCGCCAACGGTGTGCTGCAGGCGCTGCCTGCGGTCCTTGAGGCAGCCGCGCAGGTCATGGCCCAGATCGTCACGACGATCCTGTCGCATCTGCCGGAGATCCTCGCCAAGGGCATCGAGATGATGGCGCAGCTGGCCGCAGGTATTATCCGCGGCATCCCGGACCTTGTGAAGAAGATCCCCGAGGTCATCAACAGCATAAAAGACGCATTTATGGATTTCGACTGGCTTGAGCTTGGCAAGGATATCCTCAAGGGCATCGCGGAAGGCATCAGCAAAGGCGCGAGCATCGTCGGCGACGCTCTCAGCAGTGTGGCCGGCGGCGCCGTCGATAAGCTCAAGGGGCTCCTGGGCATCGGCTCCCCGTCCACGGTCATGAGGGACGAGGTCGGCCAGTGGATCCCTGCCGGCGTCGCGCTCGGCATCCGGCAGAACCTCGGGCTGATCGATGAGGCGATGGCGGGCGCTGCGCTCAGCACGGCATCCTCTTATCAGAGGCAGATGACCGGATGGGCGCCCGGGCAGCTTTCGAACGGCAGCACAGACGAGACTCTGCGCTATATCCTCGAGCTGCTGCTCACCTACTTCCCGGAATTTGCCAAGGCACGGGGGCAGGACGGTCAGGACATTTATGGCGAGCTTAACAGACGGCTCGGAATGGCGGTCTACGCATGAGGACTTTTAATTTAGTCAATGCCCTCGGTGACACCTACGCGCTCACCGAGAGACAGAATAAATTCTTGCATACAGTCAAGGGCCTCGGGCTCTCCGCTGCGACGGAGTACGCCCGGATCGGCTCGCACTACGAGCTCCTTTCGTACAATGCCGAACAGGGCAAGATCCAGGGGACGGTGCGGTTCTGGCAGCCCCGCGAGTATTTCAACTTCGCGAAGTTCTGCCAGCACCGTCCGCTCCATCTGGAGTACAAGCCCGGAGACGTCGTTTACAGACGGGACGGAGCGATCACAATGATCAACAAGGACGAGAGCAACCCGCTGCAGTCCGAGATTGAGTTTACCTGCAGCACTCCGTTTTACCAGCTGGTAAGCGAGTACAACGACGCAGGCGCCGGCTCCGGCGGTAAGCAGTATAACTACGAGTATAATTATACTTACACGAACAGCGTCGCCCAGAGCATCATCATCCGGAGCGAGTCGGCGGCTGACTCACCATGCAGGATCACAATTTACGGACCCTGCGTCAATCCGGCATGGAGGCACTACGTCGACAATAAGCTGGTGGCGACGGGTAAAGTCTTCGCGGAGATCGAGAGCGGGCGGAAGCTCGTCATCGACACCACGGTCGTCCCGTACCAGCTCCGGAAACTCGACATGGCCGGCAACGTCATCGTCGACTTATACCAGAGCAGCGACTTCGGCACGGAGCGGTTCATCAATCTGCAGTATGGCCAGAATACGATAAGCGTCAGCGGAGACTCAGCGGATCCGATCCCGCTGCAGGTGGAGGGGATGATCGAGTATGACACCGTATAGTGTAGAGATTTTTGACCGGAGCCTCACCCTAAAGCACCACACCAACGCGAACCTCGCGACGTACTCCGTCGACTACCTGATTCCTAAGGCGTCGAGCATCTCGATCCCATATACGCCGGACGTCGCAAAGGGCGATTATATCCGGATCTATCGCGACGAGCAGGACTTTTTCGGTGTCGTCAAAGTGGTGACGGACGCGAAGCTCACCCACACGGTCCTTCAAATCGAATACGAGCCCTTCCTGTCGGGGTTTTTTAGCAACGAGGTGCTCTTCGACGTGACAGACCAGGGGAGCCAGATCTCCCTGGAAGAGGAGATCCGCGTGATGATCCGGGCCAACTGGATGGTCAACGCCGACACGCTCCAGAATATCCCCGGCCTGCAGCTGGAAACGATCTCCTCGACGACGGACTGGAATTTTTACGTCACGGCGAGCAATCGGATGTCCAACTATGCGATCGTCAACCTGTACGACCAGATCCTCGTGCCGGCTCTCGCCAAGTACAAGGTCGGCCTCTACGTCGTGCCGGACTTTACGGCCAAGACGATCACGATCCGGATCGGCGTCGTGAGCTCGACGCCCTACTACATCGAGGCGGATCTGCCGAGTGTGATAAGTAAAAACATCTCGCTCGGCGAGACTTCGGTCGACGTCAATAAGCTGGTCGTATATGACAACGACGACCTCAATAGGAGTCGGACGTACTACAAGCACACGGACCGCACCTATGACGACGAGGATCGAGACAGGACCACGCCGGTCATCTACTCCATCGCGACGGTCACCCCGTCTGAACAGGAGCCCTGGGACATGGCGGCGCAGCTGGCTGCGGACCGGCAATTTGATCAGGCGAGCTACAGCAACCTGATCGAGCTCACGGTCCTCAACAGCGACCCGCTCGTTAAGCCCGGCGAGCTTGAGATCGGGCGGGAGGTTTACATCATTTCCGGCGGTCAGATCTATACGTCAATGCTTACCGGCAAGACGGTCGGCACGACGACGACGCTGATCTTCGGCAGCATCCGGCTGGACCTCACCCAGCTGATTAAGGAGAGATTTTAATGGCAGTAAGACTTGTTACTTTTTCGGGCGAGACCGTCACGCCAACGGATGACGGCGTGCTCTACGAGGCAGCCCTGCCTGCCTCCGGCATCATTTACGGCTGTGAGGTCACGATCGCGGACGCCAACACACTCAGGATCGCCACCGGCTACGCCATCATCTGCGGGCGCTTCGTGGAGGTCACAGCGACGGACGTGCAGGTCGTCCTCTCGAGCTCCGGCACGCTCCTCGGCCAGCTCTATCTCCACATGGACCTGTCTGACTCCGGCGAGCCGCTCTCTGTAAGGTATGAGACCGGCACGGAGCTGACGCCGATGCAGCAGGACGCCAACGTCAACATCACCAACGGCGTCTATGAGATGCAGCTGGCGCAGTTCAAGGTCAACACCTCGACGATCCTCGACCTCTCACAGACCGCGGTCCGCGGCCTCAAGGGCCTCACCAATAAACAGGTCGTCTTTGCGGACAGCACGGTCACGGATGACGACAAGGTCCTCTCCGCAAGGGAGGCCAATCCCAATCTCGTCGGATCTATGGCGCGGGCGATCAGCGAGAAGCTCAGCGGCTCGGACTTTATCGTGCGTAAGCATACATCAACAACGTCTGCCTCAATCGCGGCGAACAGGACAGCAAACTACCGTTTCACAGGCCTGCAGATCTCCGGCTACAAGCCGATCTCTGTCGTCGCGTATAATATCCCCGGCGGTAAGGCGTTCATGGTAACCCTGCCGCAGAATCTGCTCGGATCGGACGCCGATGTCGCAGACATCACCTTGGGATCCGCGTCTGGGACTGGCGGGGCGATCACGCCGGAAATGATAATTCTCTATGTAAGGAGCTAAAGCTATGATTCTTAGTTATGATATCGCCGTCGACCTGACGCCCGAATTCAATCGTCAGCTCTCCCCGAAGTTCTCCGTCTCCCTCGGGGATCATGGCGCGAGGGAGTACACCGTG